TCGACAGGCATCATCAACCCGCAAGTCGAAGTCCTGCGCATCGCAGGCGGCGACCTGGACGTTGACAAGGCCATCCTGAAGATGCACGGCGAAGGCGTCCGTTCGTCTCACGAAGCCATGAAGATCAAAGCTCTGAGCCTCTTCCTCACGAAGAAGTTCGTCAAGGGCGACTCTCAGGTTGATCCCCGCGAGTTCGACGGTCTTCAAAACCGCATCACCGGCAACCAGATCGTGGAAGCTGACGCTTCTCCGGCTGACGGCGGTGACCCGCTGAGCCTCATCAACTTTGATGACGCAATCGACCAAGTCGATGACCCCACGCACCTCCTGATGTCGAAAGCTATGCGTCGCCGCCTCACGGCTGCCGCTCGCGACACGTCGGTTGGTGGCTTCATCACCTACAGCCAAGACGAGTTCGGCCGCAAAGTCACTCAGTACAATGATCTCCCGATCATCTATGCTGACATGGACGAAACCGGTGCCCGTATCCTTGCCTTCAACGAAGTCGGCTCGACCGGCGCGACGGCAACGGCTACCTCGATCTACGTCTGCTCGTTCGGTGAAAACATGCTGGCTGGTCTCCAGAACGGCATGATGGAAGTCGAAGACCTGGGCGAAATCGACAGCAAGCCGGTTCTCCGCACGCGCGTTGACTGGCTGGTTGGTATGGCTGCTCTGCACGGCCGTGCTGCTGCCCGCATTCGCGGCATCAGTGACGCCGCAGTGGTTGTCTAATCTCTAACCACTAACCTAGATCTAGAAGGAGCAAAACCAAATGATCAAGGCAAGCGCGGTAAAGTACGGCTTCGACGTTGATGCTTCTGTCACCCTTCGTGACATTGCTGACGGCGCAGAAACCGCCACCGCTCTCGAAACGCCCGTCAACCTCAACCTGCTTGACGCGGCTTACTGGCAGACCAACACGCTTCCGTACAACACCCTGATGGTTGTTGTGCACGTGACTGCTAACGACTTCACGACCATGGACGAAACTGTTGTCCTCACTCTTGAAGTTGATGACGACGCTGCTCTCGCGGACACGCCAACGGTTGTGTCCACGCTGACTCTTTCGGGCGGCCTCACTGGCGTGTTCTACATGCCGGTCGACGCACGCACGATCGAAGGCCTCGTCTCCGATTGGTCTGGCGACGTTGCCTACATGGGCATCCGCGCCACGCTCGGCGGAACGACTCCGTCGGTGACCTACGGTGCATGGATCGCGAAAGACATCGCGTAACCTATAATTAGGGGGGCTTCGGCCCCCCTAGTTACACATAGACTATAATCCTGGAGCCTGACCATGGATGAAACCCCCCAAAGTTTTTCTCAGCTTCAAGCTGTCATCCAGTCTTCTGGACGCGGCCCCCGCACGTCCGAAGGGACGGTAAAGGTTATCGATCCGAAGACGGGCGAAACCTACGAGATGTCTACGTCTAACGCACGTGACAAGGTGCGTCTCGATGGGTGGAAGATGGCGTATGTCGAGCCTCCTCCCGCACCGGTCGAGGAGAGCGAAGACGGCAAGACGCCAGAAGTGGAAGCTGCTCCGAAACGTCTCGATGCGCTCGAAGGGCTTCGGAAAGAATACGCCCAACTCGCCGGTAAACCTGCCGATGGTCGTTGGGGTAAGAAAGCTCTCGTCACCAAGATCCAGCTACTCAAGGAGAGTTGACGCTACAACGCTCCTGACGTAAGGTAGGCGCAAACTATGCCCTGCCTCCAGGAGAATGATTTATGGCGTGGACTTTCTTGGTCGAAGACGGCACGGGCCTGACTAACTCGACCAGCTATGCGACTGTAGAGTACGCAGACGACTACTTCGATGTCGATCGTGTCTTCGAGCCGACGTGGGATGCCTACACGACTGAACAGAAGCAAGAGCTGCTGGGCTGGGCGACACGCGCACTGGACCAGAAGGTTGTCTGGAAGGGTGTCCGCACGACTTCTACACAAGCTCTGGCATGGCCGCGCTGCGGCGTCTACAATCGCTATGGTGAGCTGATCGGTGACGACGAGATGCCGGAACAGCTCCGGCAGGCGACAGTCGAGTTTGCTAAGTACATGGCAGCCACTGACCCGACCACGGGCAGCGGCGTCGACTACATCAAGGCTGTGAAGCTGGACGTGCTCGAAGTCGAGTACATGGACGGCACCTCACAGACGAGCATCCCCAACTTCCTCAACTCTATCCTGCGCGGACTGGGCTACTATCCGCTGCCGGGTGGTATGTACTTCGGCACGGTGGTCAAAACCTAATGGGGCTACTCGACACAGTTAAGAGTGCGTACGACGCCGCCATCGGTGCTGCCGATGACACCGTGCACACCGTCACCTACAGAGTTGTTACGCCCGGCGTCTACGATCCCGCGACTGACAGCAACAACGAAACCTACACCGACTATGTCGTGCAGAAGGCGTTCTTCTACGGCCTGAACGATATGGAGATGGATTGGTTCCCTGCTGATTGGAATGTCCAGAAGTGGCTGGTCCATATGGATGATATCGGTGGTACCACGCCTAAGAGCGAGGACCGGGTCATCAAGGATGTAGAGACGTGGCAGATCCAGCGCATCAAGGTCCTGCCGGGCGAGACGGTGTTCATCCTCTATTTGACGAGGTCGTAATGCCTGTAGCCGCCGGTCTCACGGGCATTGGCCCGACCATCACTAAGATCAAGAAGGAGCAGGAGAAGATGATCCGCGCTGGCAATACCGCCGTGCGGGAAGCTGCTCGTGCGGCCCTCAAGTCTTACTACGCCGGAACGCCTGTGTGGTCCGGTGAGGCTGTGCGCAACTACAAGGTCGCCATCAAGAATTCATACCCTGGATACTCAACTCCGTCCGGTGGTCGCGTCAACTTCGAGAGCCACACTTGGCATGGCGACGCGAGCTTGCAGAATGAAGCTCGGCGTGGAGCAAATCAAGCCGCCTCTTACGCTGAAGCCAACGGTCGCCTCAAGATGACGAATAACATCAAAGAATTGGTGGACGTTACAGTCTTCAACGCGATCCCTAGAAACAAGGCAGCCTTGATCGAAGCTGGTGCGGCCCCTTCGGCCGCTCGGTCCAGGTATTCTGGCGGCCTGACGGCGCGGGCAACGGCCGCAGCACAGAAGGCGCTCGACGCAGCGAAGAACCCTAAATGACAAATCCAGTCGACGTCCGTGACGTTCTTGCAACGCAGATATACAATCAATTCGTTACTGCTCAGCCTACGGTTGAGATATACTTCTCCAATCATCCGTCGCCGGAGAATGCGAACGAGATCCACGTGATCGTCGAGATCATGCCGGGAGATAATGACCGGGCTGAGATCGGCAATGTGGCCAATCCGCTTGTGCGGCATACGGGTGTGGTCAACGTACGCGTCATGATACCGCAGGATACTGGTACGCGGGCGGGAATGCTGGTATGCGATACGATCTACGGCATTCTATTCGACCAACAATATGCCATACCGGGCGGCGGTCATGTGACCACGTACGGGTGTGAAATGTCGACACGGGGGGTTGTGAACGGGTGGTTTGCGACGTCAGTACAGTGTCAGTACAGAGCTTTTATCAGACTGACCCGACCATGATGTACAACGATACTGACCCTCCTGAAGCCCACTGGCGGTTAGACAAAAGAATTCCTATCGCGCTCGTCATAGTTTTGGTGGGTCAGTTCGCTGCTGGTGTTGCTGCGTTCACGAAGGTCCAGGCCGATGTCGCTTTCATCCGGGAGCACATTACGGATCTGCGCAGCCGCGTCACGAACGTCGACGAGCGGGCTTCCGAAGTCGAGTCTATCAAAGTCGAGCTGCGTTACCTAAATGAGAATGTCACACGCTTGAGAGGGACGGTTGATCGTCTTTTGGAAGAGCGCTTTGCTAACCGTCGTCAGCCCGAGTTGTATGCACCGGAGATCGGCAACCCAGGTAAAAAATAATGGCGTTCATGGATAAGGTGGAGAACCGTATCGTCGTTTGGGCGAGTGTCACGGTCCTGGCGATCATCACAAATCTCATTACGACTGCCACAATGGTAACGTTCCTTCTTTGGAGTGAATACCACCACCAGGATCGCGTCACGCGTCTTGAGACCTTGATCACACGCACAGAGGTTAAGGTCCAGAACAACATTAACGCTATGGCGTCGGATGTGGACACGCTGCTGTATCTCAGCCAATATCCCTGGACGCGGGCAGAGATGACAGAGTTTTGCATTGCGTTCGAGAAAATAAATAAAGACGTACGCTGCCCAGATGTGTTAAAGCTAGCGCCTGGACTTAATCTTATGAGAAACCGCGTACCCCTCGACATCGTCACGGGCGGCGTGAGAGGAATACCGGAATGACGGTTCGTATCGTATCTACAGTTTTGGCAACGTACATGGTTGTGTTCGTTGTCTTGTTCGGCATCTTCGCCTGGGCCGCCCCGGCACAAGAACGTCGGCAGACACAGGTTCTGTGTATGCCTTTCGAGGTTCTAGTTCGCACGGCCGCACAACGCGGCGAACATCCTGCTGTCACAGGAGATGTGTTCCCGGACACGAACCAGAGCCCGTTCGCTCTCATGCTGTTCCTCAATAAGAACAACGGTGAGTTTACCTTCGCAGGTGTCAATCGCCAGACGAAGACGGCGTGTGTCCTTGCCGCTGGCTATAACTGGAAGCCAGTTCCGCCCCTCCCGGCTAAAAAACCCTAAAGGTTGACCTGTACAACGTTGTATGATAATCACAGACGGTACGGATTTTGCCGGGGGCAGTCCTAATTATAAGCGCGCACAACGTGAACCAGGAGCCCTCTCGGCATGAGCTTTTCTGAGTCAAACCGCGTACAGCTTTACTACATCCCGGAAGTTACATGGGGCTTGGTCCCTGGCTCAGGGGTCGTAAAGGCTGTTCGTGTTACATCCAGCTCTGTGGTAGCTGAAAAAGAGACGGAAGTCTCTCAAGAAATCCGCGCCGACCGTATGGTACCTAATACCATCGAAGTTGGTGCTATGTCTTCCGGCGACTTCGAGTACGAACTGTCGGCTGGAAGCTTTGATGACTTTTTCCAACAGTTCCTTCTCGGTGCTTGGACCAAGACGATGAACCACTGGCTCGTTAAGGGCTCGTCGGTTTCCGTCACTGGTGTCAACGAAGTTACCGTCGCTGGTGCTGACTGGACTGACTATCTCGCAGATGGTCAGTATCTGAAGCTTGACGGCTTCACCGATCCTGAGAACAACACCTACGTTTCGATCAACGGCGCTCCGTCCTTCACGGCGGGCAACACCGTGATCACGGTTGACCAGACGATCGTCGTGGAATCGGGCACCGCCAACACGAAGATCTTCGACGCGAACGACGTGATCCTGTTCGGCTCGGCAGTCAACACTTCTGCTACTGGCAACGTCATCGACGGCGGCGCAGCTAACGCATTCGCCAACCTCGTAGTCGGTCAGAAGATCTACATGGAAGGCCTCGGGAAAGAGTCTGGGACGATCACCGTCACCGTGACTGACCCGACTGAAGGCTCGACCATCACGGTTGCTGACGGCAACCAGACGGTCACCTATGAGATCCGCACCGACGCCACGCTCGTCACGCCGGGTAACGTTCACGTCGCTCTGAGTGGCACCGAAGCTACGATGGCTGCGAACCTTCTCGCTGCTATCAACGGTCAGCTCGCTCTTGGAAATTCAGACGTCTCGGCCACCCAGGCCATGGCTGTTCTGACGTTGGTTAATAACCGCACGACTGGTGGATCGATCACGACGACGGACGCTACGGCGTTCACGGTCGTTGACTTCACTGGTGGTGAGGCTGCCAACCAAGGCTACTTCACGGTTGCCTCGCTGATCGACAGCGACAGCTTCTCGGTTGAAGAGACGCTGGTCACAGACACCAACGCTGGCTCGACCTTCGTTGTGGTCAAAGGCTCGCACGTCCGCAACCCCGGCGACATCAACTCGATCACCAAGCAGTCGATGACGATCGAAACCGGCTTCACGGACGTCAGCAAGTACCTCACTCACGATGGTATGCGTCCCGGCTCGTTCTCGATGTCGGTCGAAGCAGGCTCGCTGGTTACTGGCTCGTTCTCCTTCATGGGCTCGGAAACGTTGACCCACGAAACGACGCAGCTTGGCAACACCGGCACCTACACGGTTCTGGAAGCTCCGGGCACCGAAGTCATGAACGCGACGTCTAACGTCGGTTCCGTTCTGTACAACGGTGGCGCGCTTTCGACGAGCATTATGTCGATCGAAATCAACGGCGACAACGCTCTCCGCGAGCAGCGTGCGGTTGGATCGAAGTTCCCGGTCGGGATCGGCTACGGCCGCTTCTCGCTGGAAGGTTCGATCGAAGCCTACTTCCAAGAC